GGCTGTGAGTTGAATCCGGCATATGGCGACTTGCAGCGCGAGCGCATTGATGCGGTTTCCGCATCGCGCCATCAGCTTGGTCTGAATCTGGAGGCTGTATGAGCCATGCGGACCAATTCAGGGCAGCTATTGCTGCAGCTGGGCTGACGCCACCGGATCAAATCATCGGCGACGGCAAGCTGCACAGATTCAGCACAAACGGCAAACCGCGCGACGAGGCTGGCTACTACATATTTCACGATGACGACCGTCCGGCTGGAGCTTTTGGCTGCTGGCGTTCTCAGATCAGCGGGAGTTGGAAGGCAGATTCCCATGTCGAGTTTACGCCAGAGCAGCGCAAGGAGTGGGCAGATCGCAAGCGTCAGATTGAGGAGCAGCGCGAGGCCGAGAGGCAGGCTGCTACTGCGCGTGCGGCTGAGACGGCGGCTAAGATGTGGGAGGCAGGTCATGACGCTGCGGATCGCGCGCACGACTACCTGTCGCGCAAGAAAATACCGGGCATCGGCGCACGTGTGCTGCGCGATATGCTCCTGATACCCATGCGTCTTGCGCCTGGTGCGTTGTGTGGCTTGCAGGTCATCCAGCCGGACGGCAGTCGTAAATTTCTGACCGGCACGCCTGCTGGTGGCGCATATACAACCATCGGCAGGCCGACTAAAACGGGGCCGATAGTGATCTGCGAGGGCTACGCCACCGGAGTGTCGATTCACATTGCCACAGGTTATTGTGTGGTGGTGGCGTTCTCGGCGGGTAATTTGTCGGCTGTGGCGGCTAAGATCAGGGCGGCTTTGCCTGACGCTGTGATGGTCATTGCGGCGGACGATGATTTTAAGACGGACGGCAATCCTGGGCTATCGCGCTCGCGTGAGGCATCTGTGGCCGTGTCTGGTCTGGTGGCCATACCGTACTGGTCTGGTGATCGTGGCGACGGCACCGATTTTAATGACCTGCACAGCATGGAGGGCGTCGAGGCCGTTCGTGCCTGCTTTGACGACCCGGCAGAGCCTGCGCCTGATACTATAGAGTCGGACAAGGCGCAGAGTGTCCAGGCCGGGCAGCCGAAAAACCGCGCCAGCAGCGCAGTCGCGTCGTCTCCTGCGTCGGGCGCTGCATCTCTCGTCGATTATTACGCACCGTTGCCGGACACCAACGACAAAGGGAAGCCACTCGCCACCATCGAAAACGTTGCCGAGATATGTCGTAGGCTGTCTGTCGTGGTGCGCTACAACGTCATCAGTAAACAAGAAGAGATACTCATACCGCGCGCCGGGTTTTCTATCGACAATCGCCAGAATGCCAGCCTTTCCTGGCTGCTGTCAGAGTGCGCGAAGTTCCGGCTGCCCGTCGACCGCGTGCCGGACTTCGTGACGTACCTGGCGGACAAAAATCAATATAACCCGGTAGCGCAGTGGATCACCAGCAAACCGTGGGATGGGCGCGACAGGCTGGCTGATTTGGTGGCCACGGTGCGTGCTCGGTCTGAATCTTCTGATGCGCGCGTCGTTGAGATGAAGCGGGTGTTCATTAAGCGCTGGATGATCTCGGCTGTGGCTGCTGCCTTCTGTCCGACCGGCGTGTCGGCGCACGGTGTGCTGGTGTTTCAGGGCGCTCAGTATGTCGGGAAGACGAAGTGGTTCAAGTCGCTAGTTCCAGCCGAGCTTGGTGTGCTCAAGGACGGGATGCTGCTGCGACCGGACGACCGTGACAGCGTCATGAAGTGCGTGTCGAATTGGCTGGTGGAGCTGGGCGAGATCGATGCGACATTCCGCAAATCAGACGTGGCGGCGCTGAAATCCTTTCTCACAAGCGACCGGGACGTGCTTCGGAAAGCATACGCTCGGCGCGAGTCAGAGTTTGCCCGGCGTACTGTGTTTTTTGCCAGTGTGAACCCTAAGAACTACCTACACGACGACACTGGAAACCGGCGCTACTGGACGATTGAGGTCGAGTCGTTGGACTATAACCACTCCATTGATATGCAGCAGTGCTGGGCGCAAATCTACGAGCAGCTGTACCTGCCTGGCGAGAGCTGGTTCTTGACGGCGCAGGAGTTGGAAACACTCAACAGCCACAACGAGGATTTCCTTGTGATCGACCCCATCGAGGATTTGATCACGAAAAAACTGCGATGGAACGACCCGAAGAGCGCCTGGAATTGGACGACAGCCACTGAGGTTTTAGTGACACTTGGTAGGCAGAACTGCACCAAGGCGGAGGTGACCAAGGCCGGGTTGGTGTTGCGAAAATTGAACGGGGATGCATGGAAGCGTACCGGAGCGGCTCGTTTACTGCTGGTTCCTGACACCTTTAAGGACACCTTTGGGCGATGTGTCAGTGATTCAGGGTATTGATTTTATTGGGATTTATGCACCTATACCACCTATGACACCTATATATATATATTATATAAATATAATGGGAAAGGGTAGGCGTAAGGGGCGCGCACGCGAAACGGGCGCGTAATAGGAAAAGCTGGTCATGGCGTCATTGGTCATTTTTTGTTTTTGTGACTAACTTGTTTGGTTTATTGTGTTTTTTATGTTATCGTGACTTCTTTTATTTGGGGTTATTGTGATTAACGAATTGACTAGTGATGTACCGTTACCTGAAAGCCGTGGTAAGTACCAATTCAAAAACATGAAAATTGGCGACAGTTTTTTTTCTGATAAGTTGTCGGCTCGAACCGCTGCAATGAATTTTCAAAAATTGCACGGCGTGAAGTTTGTGAGTCGTAGGGAGGGTGATGGTATACGAATTTGGCGCGTGGCCTGACTGTTGTTTTTTTTACATCACTTGGGGTAACATCTGACTATGGAAACACTGGAGTACCTTCTGTACATGATCGCCGTGCCGGTTTGCTACGGGATCATCGTCGAGTTTATTGACCGTTGCGGGAGGCGGTGATGGGTACTGTTCCAAACCTCGGCTCTTATCAGGTTCGCGCTGTCTCAGTGCTTAAGCCTTACGATAAAAACGCGCGCACACATTCGGCGGAGCAGGTCGAGCAGATTGCCCGGTCGATTAAGGAGTTCGGCTTTACGAACCCGTTGCTGATTGACGAGCAGGATCGCATCATCGCTGGGCACGGTCGCTTGCAGGCGGCGCGGGCGCTTCAGATGTTTGACGTTCCTGTGATCGTGCTTGCTGGCCTGACTGACGCGCAACGGCGGGCGCTGATCCTGGCCGACAACAAGATCGCGCTTAACTCCGGCTGGGATTTTAAGCTGCTTTCGGATGAGCTGGCTGATCTCAAGCTTGAGGGCTACGATCTGACGCTGACCGGGTTTTCGCTTGAAGAGATCGACAACCTTACGCCTGTGGTGCTGGACGAGATCGACCCGGACGACGCGCCTGATCTGCCCGAAGAGCCGAAAACGAAACCCGGCGACGTGTATGTCCTCGGGCCGCATCGCCTTGTCTGCGGGGATTCCACTGACATAAATTCTTTGAATCGCTTGATGCGTGGCGAACTGGCCGACTGCTGCTGGACTGATCCGCCTTACAACGTGGCGTATGAGACCAAGGCCGGCAAGATTGCGAACGATGACCTGAACGATGCCGAGTTCCGCGACTTCCTGTCCGGCGCATTCGGTTGCGCTTTCGCTTCCATGAAGACTGGGGCTTCGATCTACGTTGCCCACGCTGACACCGAGGGTTTGAACTTCCGCGCCACCTTCACCGCGGCTGGGTTCAAGCTGTCCGGTTGCCTGATCTGGAGCAAGGATAGCCTTGTCCTCGGCCGCTCCGACTACCAATGGCAGCACGAGCCGGTCCTGTACGGGTGGAAGCCTGGCAGCCGTCATCGCTGGTACGGTGGGCGCAAACTCACGACCATGATCGATCTTGACCAGGATCGCATGCCGTTTAAGCGGCGCGACGATGGCAAGTACGAGATCCGAATGGGCGACACCGTGATGATCATCGACGGCACGGCCACCATCGAGGAGCTTGTGCCGTCCGTCATCAACGAGCCGAAACCGAAACGCTCGGACGGCCATCCGACCATGAAGCCGGTGGCGCTTATCGAGCGTATGCTTCGAAATTCTGCGCGCCCTGGTGACATTGTCCTCGATCTGTTTGGCGGCTCTGGTTCAACGCTGATGGCTGCCGAGCGTCTTGGGATGTGTGCGCGTCTGTCCGAGTTAGACCCGCGCTATTGCGATGTGATTGTCGAGCGCTGGGAAAATTACACAGGCCGGAAGGCTGTTTTGGAGGCGCAGGGTGACGGTTGATAAACGTAAACTCAAAAAGGACGGCACGCCTCGCAAGGTCGCGCCTAGCCGTGGTGGGCCTCGTGCTAACGCTGGTGGATCGCGTCCTGGCTCTGGGCGGCCTGCATTTGTGCCGACCGATGCTGACCGGAAGCAAGTCGAGGCGCTGTCTGGCTACGGGCTACCGGTGCATCAGATCGCCGCGCTGATTCAGGGCGGCATCTCGCTTGAGACGCTGTACGAGCATTTCCGGGAAGAGATGGTATCTGGCAAGGGCAAGGCAAACAGCCAGGTGGCGCAGACCCTGTTCAAAAAGGCGATGTCCGGTGATACCGCTGCTGCCATCTGGTGGTCAAAGTCTCAGATGCGCTGGTCTGAGCGTCACGAAATTGTCGGCGCTGATGGTGGCCCGATCAAGACGGAGTCAACCGTCACACTGGAACCGTCCGAGGCTTACAAGCGGATGCTCGGGGGTGGTGCGTGAGCCAGTCTCGCCTGATGTCCGTGGTGGAGTCCGTGACCAATGTGGCCGTGGGCTATGGCGTTGCTGTCGGCACTCAGATGGCTGTGTTCCCGTTTTTTGGCATCGAGGCCAGCCTGTCGGATAACCTCGCCATCGGCGCGATCTTCACGGTTGTTTCGCTGGTGCGTTCCTACGCGCTGCGTCGGCTGTTCAATCGGTGGACTCGTCGTGCCTGATCTTGACTGGCGTGCGCCTGACTACGCGCCCGTTTTTAAGCAGCGCATTGAGCGTCTGAGGCGCTTACGAGCTGACCCGTCCGTGCTGGCGGGCGTAAAAAAGCACTATGCAGACCATCCGGTCGACTTCATCAACGATTGGGGTATGACCTTTGATCCGCGCAACATCGAGCGCGACATCGAGGGCGTGACGCCATTCCTGCTGTTTCCGCGCCAGGCTGAGTTCGTTGATTGGGTGGTGTCTCGCTGGCTTGGCCGTGAGGATGGCCTTGTCGAGAAGTCGCGCGACATGGGCGTGTCTTGGCTTTGCGTGGCGATTGCTGTCTGGATGTGGCTGTTCAAGCCTGGCACCGTTATCGGGTTCGGCTCGCGCAAGGAGGAGTACGTCGACAAGCTGGGCGACCCGAAGTCGTTATTCTGGAAGGCGCGGCAGTTCATTGCTTTGCTTCCTGCCGAGTTCCAGCCTGTTGGCTACATCGAGCGCACTCATGCGCCAGCAATGCGGATCATCAATCCCGAGAATGGCGCGGCAATTGTTGGTGAGTCCGGAGACAACATCGGGCGCGGTAACCGGACATCTATCTACTTCAAGGACGAGAGCGCGTTCTACGAGCGTCCCGAGGCAATTGACGCCGCTTTGTCGCAAACATCAAACTGCAAGATTGACGTTTCCACACCTAATGGCGCGGGCAATCCGTTCTACCGCAAGCGTATGTCCGGTCGCATTCCGGTGTTCGTATTCGACTGGAAGGACGATCCGCGCAAGGATCAGGCTTGGTACGACAAGCAGTGCGCTACGCTTGATCCGGTGATTGTGGCGCAAGAGATAGACCGCGACTACACCGCGTCCGTGTCGAATGCCTTCATCGCTGGCGACATTGTGACGTCCTGCCTTTCCCGTGGCCCGGCGGACATTCGTGCCGTTGGGCCGTTGCAGGTGGGCGTGGACGTGGCCAGGTTTGGTGACGACAAGACCGTGATCACGTTCAGGCAGGGGCGCGTCGTGTATCCACAGATTGTGTTCGGCAAGGTGGACGTTGTCGACGTTGCTGGTCGCGTGAAAGACGCAATCGAGGGCTGGGGCATCAAGCCTGGCCAGATTGCCGTCGATACGATTGGAATCGGCGCGGGTGTGGCTGACATGCTTCGGCGCTGGTATCCGATGATTGTGACGGACGTCAATTCTTCGGTGCGTCTGTCCGATGGGCAGAACTACAACCTACGCGCCCGGATGTGGCGTGATATGCGAGAGTTCCTGAAAAACGGCGCGTCGTTACCCAATGATCCCGACTTATCGACCGAGCTGACCGCGCTGCAATACGAGTATCGTGGCGGCGAGTTGCTGATGGAATCGAAGGACGATGCCAAGAAGCGGGGCGTCCGTTCACCTGACCGCGCAG